AACCAAATATGTTTCCCGCTCAGTTCTGCGTTGGTTGCTGCGGTCTTCCCGTTTTTAAAAAAACGAACCTTCCCGACGCTGTTATCGCCCAAAACGGTCAAGACGCCATTGTGGGTTGTGTATGCGGCAATTCCTCCCACTCTGTCTGAGGCTGAGCCTCCAATTGCAAACGGCAAGCCCCCAACTACAGCCTGACTTGTATCCGATGTGGTTGGGTATTGCACCGCACACCAGACAGTGACCTGTCCCCCAACTTTAATGTAAGTTCCAGAGTTAGATGCCAGAGTTAGCCCAGCACCTGACTGGTCAGTCGCCGTTACGGTCCCACGTTCATAGTCGTCGAGGGTCGTGCTAGCACCTGACCCGAAATCAATTGCTGTCCCATTGGCGACTAGGTTGCCCGATGAGTTGATGGTCCAGCGAGTTGCGCCGTTGGTAGCGAAATTCATCGCATTGGACGTATGGTCATACTGAATTTGGCCAGCGAAGCTGCTTGCTCCGGTTCCGTCCGCGAAGAAAATGTTGCCGGTTTTGTTGGTGGCACTTAAAACGGTTAGACCTCGATGGTCTGCCCCATCACCGACAACCAATTGGTTGCTCCAAGCAAACATGTCTGATGGCGAGGATGTCCCGATGCCGACCCTCTGGTCCGAATCGATGGTGATAGCAGTCGTGTTTACGGTTCCAATCTGGAGCTGGTCTGCGCTGTGGTTGTAGACGATTTTCCCAGCAGCACGTTGAGACGAGCTGGTTGTGCCGTCAGCAAAAAACAAGCTACCCGTGCTGCTACTGCCGCTGGCAATCGTCATTCCAGAGGAGCCATCCTCGTCCCCGACAATCAGCTTGTCAGCAACTGCTGAGTATCCAGACCCGACATTACCAACCGAGACATTGTCAGCCTCGACAGTACCAACTGATATGCCCTCACTTGATTGATAGGCCATATCGCCCAGCATGCCGTTCAGCGGAACCTCGTTGGGTGCAGTGCCAACGTCTGGGACTTCGAGGTTGCCTTTAGCGTCATCGAGTGTAGTTGCTCCAGTTCCACCCTCGGTGATTTCTTTAGTCCCATCGACCACCCGGACATAGGCGCTACCATCATAGACAGCTTGGTCGCCGACTGAGAAAACGCCAAACGCAGTTTGGATCACGTAAAAGTCACCTTGAGTCGTGGAGGTAAGATCCCCAGCACTGTTGGCCACACCAACAAAGTTCATGCCCTGAGCCAGTGAGTCTGGGATCTGGGAGGCGCTCAGTTTGTTGTCGGAATCTAGCGTTGCGATGCCGTATGTGGCAACGTCCGCTGCAAAGTCCGTGGAGATCTCGCTCTTTAACTCCGAGTAGGAGAGGCGGCGAGTACCAGCTGTCGAGCTGTCGATGATGAACTCATCTGTATCAGCTGCTGTGTTCGTATTGGGTAGATCTTTTACTCGGATGTTAGCCATGATCAGTCTTTCTGGATAATGAGGTTTGCTCCGTCACTGAGTGTGTGACCAGTGCTCGAAACAATGAAAACGGTAGGCGAGACAGCAATGCGACTGGGCGTTGTCATCATCGCAAACAAGGTCATTAGTCTGGCGATCATTCGTGGTACAAGAATGCGTTGCCACTATCGATGGTCACTGACTTGGCATCGATCCTCGGACAGAACCCAGCCGGGATAGTAAGTCCACCACCCGGGAAGTCTTCCAATGCGCCATCATAGCTACTGATAACGACATCGCTGATGGCATAAATGTAATTCCACTTGCCCGTGTATGTGCCAGCGGTGGTAACGACCCGACCTTTTCCTTGAATAAAATCTCTCATAGATCCCAGACCTTTTTGACTTTGGTTTTTGAAAATCGACTGTTCCAACCCTTGTGCTCTGCGCGGTAGTAACCTCGCCGCATCTGCTCCCTCTGATCTGGGAGACTTGCTCCGGTGTGCATCCGAAAGCCCTCGGGCTCTGTGATGCGTTTCCATGTGACGCCCTCATTGACGAACTCTTGAGTGCCCATGGGCTTGTTCGCCTCGATGCGTTCCCCGGCTATGTTTTCAAACGTGTAGGTTGGCATTTAAGGTGGGGGAGGTTGCCCTCCCCCATTGTGTGATATTTACAGCTGCGCTCCTTTGAGCATCGCCAGCATTCCCTCGCGGTCGCTTGGACCCTCGGGTGCTTCCTCACCAGCTCCGAGATCAACACCGTTTGCCGTTTTGGCGTACAGTGTGACGCCTCCCTCGCCAGCTTCCTCAACAGTGCCCTCAATGGTGACGGTCACAGTGTCGCCAGCTTGTGGCATCACTTGTTCCTCACCGTCCATGATGGCTACCGCCTCAGTGGGTATCGTTATCTCGAATGGCATGATGATTATGCTCCGTAGCCGGTCTTGGAGTAGACGCGAGCGATGTGCTTAGGCTGGATGTTCTTGGCTGCGAAGAATGATTTGAAACCAACAAGGATGCGCTGGTTCAAAGGATCATTCTTGTCAGCTCCGGTCACAATGTAGACCGATGGGCTGTATGGGCTCTGGCTTCCGAGAGAGGGAACACCGTAAGCCTGAGCACCAACAACAACAGAGCCGTAAGCCTTGTCAGTTGCAGTCGAGTCGTAGGTGAACTGAGAACCAGCAGCATCAGCAATCCAAGGCTCAGTGGTTTCCACGAAACGGACACCGTGCATACGACCGATCTCACCGCGCAGACGAGCTTGTGGCTCAGCGTAGTGGTGCGCTTCTTGCCACTCGGAGTCAGACAGCAAGTCACGAGCCTGTTGGGGACCAACGATAGCAACGAACCCACCATCAATAGGAGTGGCAGCTTGAATCTTCAATGCCGTGGCGGCATCCAGCCAGTCGCTGGCATCAGCAGCGGTGATGGAAGCCCCGTAAGAAGTGGGTGAGCCGGAGTAGATGTTGTTTTCGGTTGGAATGCCGCCGTCATTGCTGAACAGCTCAGCGCGGATAACGCTGTCGAGCTTCAGAGCACTGTCACGACCAATGCGAAGAGTGGCTTGCTCGATGTTGTTGAACAATGCAGTTGCGTCAGCCAGATCAGAGATAGAGAGAATCTGACCGTATTGATTGAGAGGAGCCTCAACGTATTCGAGCTGTAGAGCCTTGGTGGTTGGCGTGGTTCCCTCGGTAAGAGAATCAACGTGACCAGCGTCTCCGGCTTCGTATCTGAAAAAGCGCATCGTCCGACCTCCAGCGCGCTCGGGCAAAGGAGCCTTCATTGCGAACTGGTCCAAAACGACAGTCTTTTCAATCGTGGCCAAAAGCTCGCGACTGAAGTATGTCTGCATTGCGTGTGAAATGTCGCCACCGGAGGCTCCGCCTCCGCCGCCATTTGTGGTGCTAATAGTAGAATCTGCCATAGTATTTCCTTACCTTGTGGCTGAGCGAGTCATGCGAAGAATCGCTTCACGCTGCTCCTCGCGGCTCATGTCGCCAAACCCTTTCGGGGCTGATCGACGAGGAACATCGCTCGTGCCTAAATTTAGTTTTCGTTTGTAGTTATCGAGCTCCTCGCGGAGCTTCTTGTTCTCGTTTGAAACTGTCTCGAGCCGCTTTGAGTTGACGTAGTATTCGGCAACCTCAACTGCATCCCGAAACCCAGACGAGTAAGTGGATAGGGCTGGCTTGTTCTTGAGCAAAAACTCGGTGGCCTTGTAGAGCTCACTCTCCGGATTGTTCAAGTCAGGCTTGTCCTTGACCAACTCACTCACGGAGTCCGACCATTCTTTTTTGAATCGATTGACCTCAACAGTCTTCTGGGCGTTCTCGCGTTTAGACCTAGCTTCCTTAGCCATTCGCATGGCTTCCTCTGCTAGTTCCGGTTCTCCCGAGTCGCGAAATCTTTCTGCCACCGCTTCGTAGACATCCGGTGATGCCTCGTCCCCTTTATTGGCGATCTCGTCGGCTAGTTTGTTCCGGTCTGATTCGAGCTGGATGCGCGAGGATTCGAGCTCCTCCTTAGCCACTCTGAGAGACTCACGTTCTTCTTGAAGTTTTTGCCATGTTTTCTTCTGGCGTTCTTCAGCTTTACGGAGTTTCTCGTATCTCGATTCAGTCTTCTCGTCAGACGTTTCTGACTGTTCAGAGTCAGTTGATTCAGCCGGTTGGGCTTCCTCCACTTGAGCCTCTTCATTTACAGCGATTGGCTCTTCCGCTGAGGGTGACTCGTGCTCTGGATTGGCAGTGGGCGTTTCTGCCGGGGTTTCGCCCGAGATGAGACGCAGCATTGCGTCTCGGTCCATGGCTTCTGTCATATGTCTTCGCTATCATCGGAGTCCACGAGCAGTCCGTTCGAGACCAGCGTATCCAGAGCGGCAATGCCGTCCCTGAAGCCCATGGCGTATCCAACATTGTATTGAGCCTTGTCGGCTCCTCGGTCAATAGACGCAAAGCTTTGCTGAACTATCCACCGAAAAATTGTCATTTTAATTTTCTGCCCCAGTGGGCTGCTGAGGAAGCTGCTGAGGGCTTGGGCTTCCTCCTTGGTCCACTCCGGGGATTGGAGCCCCGGGTCCAGCTTGCTGAGGCGGTATGCCGCCTTGATCAGTTTGAGTAATCGCATCGGAAATTTCTTGAATCTCTATCGCCAGCTCGCGAGCAGCCTTGCCGTCTTGTTGCTGGAACTGCTCCATGTGCGCTCCAATGTGTTCTTGGATACGCTGGAGCTCGATAGGATCTGTCGGGGCATTCTGGGCACGCTTGAGTGCTAAGTAATCAAGCATGGTCCGAACGTGGGTGGCATGGTCATCACCGGGCTTCACCACAGCTGGGAAGCCGATCTTCATGACACTCAGCTCGACAGCTTGATCCTCTGCTTGGTCTGCTGCTTCAATCCCGGGATCAGTGAGCAAACGCTTAACGAGCCCAGAGTCATCAGCCTCGAGGACTGATCGCCTTAGCTCGACTTGATCGATGTTTGGATCGTTCACAAACATCTGGAAGCGAGCCACCGCCTTTTGGAAGTGAAACTGTTTGTTCACACCATCAGCCGATCCGCTAGGCACGATGTCGTAGTCCTCATGCAGCGCCTCTTGAGGAATCTTCTGCAACGTGTCGAGGTAATAAAAATTGAGGCTCGAGCGGTCGAACTGCGTCAGTAGCGACCAGCACTGCCTGTAGAGATCTCCCAAAAACAAGCGGAACGTCCGCATACGTAGATCAGCTGATTGACTGAACAGATTCCCGATTGCGCTAATTTCTGTAGCAGTCCTACGCTGGTTCTGATCGAGAGTCTGAGAGATCCCGAAGTCCGGAGTGCTTACCCGTTGTTGGGCGAGTTCCCGATAGAGAATCATGTGCTGATCAAACGAGATCGGCGGCTGAGGCATCGGGATTGGTTGTATGTCCTCCGGTAAAATTTGCCCGGGCTGAAAACGCAAGTTGGCTGTGTTAGGCAGCGCACGAGTCGAGCGAAACAAAGGCCTGTTGTAGAGCGACATCGTGTCATTCTTCTCGTTGAGAAGCTTGCTCAACGCTGATTCAAATACAGCAACGAGCTCAGTCACTCCCCGAGGGCTATACCATCCGGCATCCTTGTGCTCATACTGACAGCTCACAAACGGCGGCTTGCCGTGGCTGTAGGGCACTTCCATCGGTGGCCGGACTTCAAAGTTCAAGTCATGTGGACAATAGGTGTATATCGTCCATGTCTTGTCGTCGTTCTGGACGTATGTTTCCCAGATGACAATGGTGTCCTTGTCCGTATCAATGACACCCTCACGCTGCTTGGCTATCTGATGGCGATTGTGATCGCCTCGCTCTTTGGCGTTGCCTCCAGTCACGCGCTCAATGAAATCTTCATCCTGAGCGAACACTGACTTACGGCGATAACTGTCCGGCGAGTAGTGCTGAATGTGTGTGATGCGGTCAGCGGTCTCGATGTCCTTGCAGTAGCTTGGAACGACGAGATGCATCGGGTCCACGTTCTCGAAGCTCAGCTTCTGATCATCGAGGTTGTAGGTCACCTTGAGGATGCCACGCCCGGTCACGAGCATCGTGTCAATCGTCGAGATGATCTCCGTCTGTAGATTTGACCGCTGCTTCAGTTTGTAGTCCATCCACTGACTGGCAGCTGTAGTCAATGCAGCCTGTTGCTGCTTCAACGACACGAATGAGGCGACAGTATCGAGCGCAAACAGCTGCTGAACATAGTAGGGCTTGAGGTTGGTTATGATCGTGTCACTGAGAGGGAAATGGGCATCAGATGCACCGGGCCATGGCTTGTGCTTGCGTCTCAAGCCGTGGTGACGCATTTCGTAGAACTGACGCTGACGAGTTTCCCACGTGGAGCGGTCGCGCAAATCAGCGTAGGTCTTGGAGTATAGCTCCGAGTAATCCATTCAGCCCGAAATGCAATTGTTCGAGGATTTATTCAAACAGAAAAATGTCATTTATCCGCAATCGAACCCACGCCTCGAGTCCGGACTCTCCGTGTCGAGCTCCATCCCAGCGAAGATCTCTTCAATACTGGGCTTGCTGAACCGCTGCATGTAGTCGTGTTCGTGGCCCAGTGCGATGGCCATGCAGACTGCGTCAGCTCTGTCCGGGGAGGATAGCCCTCTGGATCGCATCTCCCCTTTAGTCTCAAGCTCAAGCTTCCCAGCCTTGTTGGCGCGACACCTACGGCTCGTGAGCTGAGCCATGAGCACCTCATCGTCTGGCATGATCAATTCGTTCTTCTCAATCAGACGAGCTGTCTCATACCACATCTCTGCCGCTAGGTTTGTAAACTTATCCGGGTTACGTGGACGGGCTCCAAAGTTGATGCGGTTGACCGGCCAGCCAGCGTCTCGCAACGCGTCTGCCATGGGGCGTCCCAAGCCGCCCTCATCGCAAAACACGTTCTCTGGCTTCAGTCCGGCTTTGGTGAACTCGACCACGAACCGGCCCACACTGGCCATGGTGTCCTTGTCAGTCCATGAGATGATCTTGGTGATCTTGTTGCCCTCACGGATAGCGATGACGTTCTCGTCATTGCCACCAGCGAAGTCTACGCCAGCGATCATTGGTCCGGGCTCCTTGCGAGGTGGCTCCTGTATCGCGCGTTGGTATGCGTCATACGAGATCAGCAGACTCTCATCGCTAGTCTGCATGAACTCTCCGAAGATCATTGACCGGACAAGCGGATGTTCCTCACCCCACTTCTTGACTTGCTGCTCAATCCAAATCTTAGGAATGTGCGGACAGTCGAACGAGGTGACGGTGTGCGTTTTGTAGAGCTCAGTATGCTTGGTGAAGATCTTGTAGAACTCCCCAGAGTTACCACCCGGGCTGGACATCACCAGCATTCGGTTGGGCTGACAACGCTCGATAGCCTCGAAGATGCCGTCCTTAACAGACTTGGCCTCATCGACAATGATCATGAGGTTCTCTGCGTGCCAACCCTCAAACCTACCGGGATCATCCGTTGAGAAACCCACGATGCGAGAGTTGAGTGCCGGGATCTTGAGGTCAGTCTGATTGATCTCGATACCGAAATCTTTGACCTTGGTCGCGAGCGTGCGAATGGTGGGCCACATCTGCTCACGCACCTGACGGTAGACACCGGATGTAGTTACACAGACTGAATCCGGAAACATGAGCGCGTGCCATAGCGCCGCTGGCGCTGCACACATGGCAGTCTTGCCAGATCCGTTTGCGGCTTTCAGCGCAACCCGGACGCCTGACTCGTCCAGATCACCTAAAACCTCTTTCTGCCACTTGTATAACTTTAGACCGAAAACCTCACTGGCAAATCGATCCAAGTGGACCAGCGATCGATCGAGTGCTTTCTTTTGTTTTCCGGTGATTTTCTTCGGGGCTTCATGTATCGGCATTACAGACCAACTCTCAACAACCCTCTCTCGACCTGAGCTAACACAGTGTCGATGGTGGGTGGATTAATGAACAGTGGGGTCTCGGTTATCGTTTGTTGCACGTGCTCGTCGTGGACCAGATCCGCTACCGCATCCAGTGCCTCATCGAGATAGTCATACTCCGCGATGTTTAGGCACGCCTCAGAGTTGAGGTTTTTCATGCCCAGATCGCCGTAGTAAATTGGAATTGTCCCAGCCGCTTTGGCTTCGACCACTTTCTCGGTGTGATACCCGGGATACAGCCGGTTCTCAAACGCGAGATTGTATTTAGTATCGAGCATGGTCAGCCACTTCATCTTGGAGTTGACGTAAGGCTTCCCAAACAAGTTGCCATGCCTTTCGGTCGCAAAGCCCATGGCCTCGAGCTTTTGTGGAAACACATCTCGAAACGGACCACCAGCTGTCCAGAAAGCCGTGAACGACTTTCGCCTTGGTCGCCTTACCGGGATCTGCTCAGTCAGCAGCTTGGGAGGAATTAGAAACTGAGGATAGACACGCATGGCCTCGTTGAACCAATCAACCCATGAGTAGTAGCACGGGAAATACGAATTGGTGTCTGAGTCCTCGTCGTGAGTAAAACTGAAATCCAACTTCGGGTGTGTTGGGCACGGGCTCTCGATAGTGAAGAACCACTTCGCGCAGTCATACAGCTCGTGAGACGAGCCGTTACCAAACGCTTTTGTAACTACAAGGTCTGGGTTGATGTTGTCTAACGTGACGTTTTCCCTAAGCCTAATCAGGCTCTGCCACATCACGTTGTCTCGCTGATGCCAATCGTAGTTTGTGTCTACGAATGCTACCCTCATATCCGAAAGGCTGCGAACTTTCCTAAGTCGTCGCTGAACTTCTCAACTGCCACATGAAAGCCGTGTCCCTCGAGAAACAGTTTCAGTGAATCCATGTTGTATTCCCAGTGGCGTCCTCCTATGTCCTCAAAGCGGTCTGATCGACCGTGGTGATACTCGCCTATGATGGCCCGGACCATGTGCAGACGAGCTGAGGTAAACAGCACCGGGAACTCTGAAGATTCAATATCGATCTTTAGAATATCAATGAAGCCAGTGTCTCTGATGATGTCATCCAAGCCCATGCACCGGACTTCGAGACCTTGTCCAGTCGCCTCAAACACTCCACCGCCTCCCGTGTTGGATTGGTCGAAGTCATCATGGAAGTAGACGTTCTTAACCGGGCTATTACTCTTCCATACCGCGCAGTTGTGGGCCTCCACGTTTTCGTAGCCATCGACGTTGCTCTGGAGAATTT